CCTCATCAAAAAAATGGTGAAGCCGTCCGCTCGCACGGGCAAGTCCGAAGGTGGCGATGCAGACGGCAAGTGGATACAGTCCGCAATCAAGCACAAGGGCGCGCTTCACAAGCAGCTCGGCGTGAAGGCTGGCGAAAAGATCCCTGCCAAGAAGCTTGAGAAGGCCGCCGAAAAAGGTGGCAAGCTCGGTCAGCGCGCACGTCTTGCTGAGACGCTCAAAGGCATGCGCCCCGGCAAGTTCTATGGCGGCGCAATGGGCGGCACTGCTCCGCAGGTCATTCCTCCGGCAGCTCAGTCGGGCATGCAGCAGGCAATGCCAAGCATGGGCATGCCTTCGATGACGCCGAACATGGGTGCTGGCAAGCCAATGGGCTATGCGAAGGGCGGCAAGGCTAAGGGCAAAACGAACATCAACATCGTCATCTCCGCAGGCCAGAAGCCTCAGCAGCCGGGCATGATGCCTCCTGCTGGCGGCCCTGACGCTGGCGGCCCCGCTGGTGGCGTTCCTGTGCCGATGGCTGCTGGCCCCGGCGCTCCGCCTCCGGCCGCCGCTCCGATGCCGATGCCGATGCCAATGCCCTCAATGCCTGCTGGCGCACCTCCAATGGCCCGCAAGGCTGGCGGTCGCATCAGCAAGGTCGCCAAGTCCTACAAGGACATGACGGCTGGCGCAGGCTCTGGCGAGGGCCGCTTGCAAAAGACTGACATCGCCAAGCGCGGCGAGCGCAAGGCTGGCGGCGGCGTCTATCGTTCTTACAAGGACATGGATGCGGGCGCTGGCTCTGGCCTCGGTCGTCTTGAGAAGACTGAGATCCAGAAGCGCAAGTAATTCGCGGCTGGCCTCCATCAGGCCGTGAATAAAGGGTGGCTGACACTTTCCCCTCGTGTCAGCCACCCATACACATGAGGGGACATGAGAGGGGAAACTCGTGCTGACATACAACTCGAAATTCGAGAAAGAGCTGAAGAAGCTTATTGAGCAGTCGGTTGAAGAGCGGAAGGAACTTCTTTCCACAGGCCTCTCGACTGTTGATTTTGAGACATATCGCTACCACGTTGGAATAATCAAAGGGCTTCGCATGGCAATCGAGCTGTGTGACGAGGCGACGCTTATTATCGAGCGCCGTGAAAATAACTGAAGGAGTATGAGGGGAATGTCTAACATCGCTATGGCGCACGATACGGATCCGCGCGAGCATTTGACGAAAGAAGTTGGCGACCTGAGTGGCGTCGAAATCTTTAACATGCAGGTGCTGGTTGCCGTTTACATCCGCCCAGAAAAAACAAAGAGCGGGATCATCCTTTCGGATAAGACCCGCGACGAAGATCGCTTTCAGTCCAAGGTCGGCCTGATTGTGAAAAAGGGGCCTTCTGCTTTCGTTGATGATGACGGTAAGTGGTTCTCTGGCCTCGACATTAAGGAAGGCGACTGGATCGTTTTCCGCCCGAGCGACGGCTGGAATGTCACTGTAAACGGCACCCTGTGTCGCATGCTCGATGATATGTCGATCCGTGGCCGCATCAGCCATCCCGATCAGGTTTGGTGAGGAGAAATCACATGGCAGACAATGAAAATCAGCTCGAAATTGAGCTTGAAAACGACCAAAAGGCCGCTGAAAACGACATTTCGGTTGAAAAAACCGATAATGAAAACGCCAAACACGAAGTTGAGGCCGATGAGGGCATAAATGACCTCAAAATGAAGCTTGAACAGGAGCGTCAGGCCCGCATTCAAGCTGAAAAGCAGGCCCATCTTGCCGCTCAGGCCGTCGCTGAGGCTAAAAATGAGGTGCAAGACACCAATTTGCAGCTCGTGAAGAACGCAATCGACACGGTCAAGCGCAATAACGACGTCCTGAAGTATAATTACAGCGAGGCTATGGCCGTCGGTGACTATGCAAAGGCCGCCGAGATCCAAGAAACTATGGGCATGAACGCTGCCAAGCTCATGGAGCTTGAGCGCGGCCGCCAGCACATGGAAACTGCGCCAAAGTACGAGGCCCCGCAGGTTCAAACGCAGTATGACCCTGTTGAAGACATGGCCTCAAAGCTTTCGCCCCGCTCTGCACAGTGGCTCCGCCGCAATCCTAACTTTGCGACTGACCCGCGCCTATTCCAGAAGATGGTTGCCGCCCATAACATCGCCTTGGCTGACGGCCACTCGCCCGATACCGACGATTATTTTTCTTCAATCGAAGACACGTTGCGCATTAACAAGCGCGTTGTTGTTGAAGATGAAGATCCAATGGACAGCGCAGCAAAGGTCACGCAGCGCCGTGCCCCTCCTGCCGCTCCTGTCACTCGCTCGGGCACAGGCACGGGCTCTCGCCCCAATGCCAGCCGCCTCACGGCTGCTGAACGCGAAATTGCCCGCGACATTGGCATGACTGAGGAAGACTACGCCCGCAACAAAATGCTCATGCAAAAAGAAGGTCGCATGAACTAATCGGAGATAGATTATGGTCAGCAAATTTCAAAAAGCCGTGGCTGATAAAACCACAAAAGCAGAAACAGTCGAACGTCCATCAATGAGGCCCGCCATGCGTGAAGAAGATCCCCGCGCCCGTGCAGCAGCTCGTGCCGCCCAGCTCCGCGAACACGTTGGCGACCTCGACGAGGGCACTGACGAGTTCTATGTGCCGCCAAGCATGGTGCCGGATGGCTGGACCTACGAGTGGAAGCGCCGCACGATCTGGAACCAAGAAGATCCGGCCTACACCGTTCAGCTTGCTCGCGATGGTTGGGAAGAAGTCCCGCTCAATCGCGACAGCACGCATCAGGCCATGATGCCGAAGAACTGGTCTGGCAACACGATCGAGCGCAAGGGCATGATCTTGATGGAACGTCCGAAAGAAATCTCGGACGAAATCCGCAACATCGAGTTGCGTCGCGCGCGTCAGCAGGTCCGCATTAAGGAAAGCCAGCTCTCTGGCACGCCTGAGGGCACGCTCTCGCGCGACGCCGACCCGCGTGTTCGCCCGAACATCAAGAAGTCCTTCGACATGCCGATCCCCGAGGATTTGTAAATAAAACTGGCATACCTGCTTTTATTTTCTCAGCAGGTATGCCATTATTCCCCGGAAACATAGATGGCGATGTAGCCGCCTTGTAAGCGGCAAAGCTGGGTTCAAGTCCTAGTCGGGGAACCAATTATGAGCAGGTTAAGTGCAAAACACGGTCCATTTTTTTGTAAATGTTGCTCAAAAGAGTTTCGGCCAAGTTACTCTACGACAGCTACTTATTGCTCTAATAAGTGTCAGCGACAGTATCAATTTGATACTCGGTTTGATGCATGGATGGCTGGTCAAGAAGAAATTTCGCCTCGATGGCTGCGCCAAGCTATTACTAAAAAAGATGGACATAAGTGTTCAATCTGTTGCCTGACTGATTGGATGGGGTCTCCAATTACTTTGGAGCTTGACCACACAGACGGTGATTATCAAAACAACAAAATAAGCAATCTCCGTATGATTTGCCCAAACTGCCACTCTCAAACAATGACCTATAAAAACAGGAATAATGGTCGTGGAAGGCCGTGGCGCAGGAAAGCCGATGCTCTGTGAAGCTGCCGCATTCGTGCGCCCCTTTACTTTTTTACACGTTTGGTTGTAGTATCGCCCCATAAGCGACATTAGTTCGCTTTGGCTTCCCCCGGCGTGGAGGCTTCACTACTTCCGGTTCCTAGTGCCCCCGGTGTGGCATGATTGGGACTTCCTTGTAAAAAGGAGGCACCGTCATGGCGAACACAAATGCGCCTTTCGGTTTCCGTCAGTATCAAGGCACAGGCTCTGCCCCGACTTATGAACAGGTCGCGGCGTCCATTGCTTACAACTCGACAAATATCTTCTTCGGCGACCCCGTGGAGCCCGTCAACGACGGCACAATCACACAGGGCGACGGCACGACTGCTGCTGCTGGCATCGCTGGCATCTTCATGGGCTGCCAGTACCTCTCGACAGTCATGAAGCGTACAGTCTGGTCAAACTACTATCCGGGCGGCACTGATCCTGCTTCTGGCACGATCATCGGCTACGTCTGCAACGATCCGAACGCTAAGTTCGTCGTTCAGGCCGTGTCCTCGATTTCGGGTGGCATTGTTCAGGCTGACGTTGGCGCGACCGCTGGTTACACCATCGGCTCCGGCAACACATCCACGGGTATCTCGGCGGCAACTCTCTCTGATGTTGGCCCGACGACTGCTACCCTCCCCTTCCGCATTGTTTCTCTCGTGACAACGCCTCCGGGCGCTAACGGTACTGAAATCGCGACGTCGAACTACGTCATCGTGGCTTTCAATAACGTTACCACGAAGAACCAGACTGGCATCTAAGGAGTAAGGCACTATGGCTGTTAATCTTTCTGCCATCAAAGACCTTCTCCTCCCCGGCCTCCGTGGGGTTGAAGGTCAGTACGAACAGATCCCGTCGCAATACGACAAGATCTTCACGAAGCACGACTCGAAAATGGCTCTGGAACGCACCGCTGAGATGCGCTTCCTCGGCTACGCTCAGTTGAAGACTGAAGGCGGCCAGACTGCGTTTGATAACGCTGCTGGTGAGCGTTTTGTCTACAATCAGGAGCACGTCGAAATTGGCTTGGGTTACGCGATCACTCGTAAGGCGATCGACGACAACCTCTACAAGAGCCAGTTCGCTCCGTCGAACCTCGGCCTGACGATGTCTTTCGCTCAGACCAAGGAAATCTACGGCGCTAACGTCCTCAACACCTCGACGACATACAATGCGGCTGTTGGTGGTGACGGCGTGGCTCTCGTTTCGGCCTCGCACCCGATCGACGGTGGCGTGATCTCGAACTACACCACGAACGACCTGAACGAAAGCACGCTGCTGAATGCGATGATCGCAATCCGCACGAACTTCAAAGATCAGGCTGGCCTCAAGGTGTTTGCTCGCGGCCGTCGCCTGATCATCCCGCCTGCTCTGGAACCTGTCGCTATCCGTCTGACGAAGACAGAACTGCGCCCGGGTACAGCAGACAATGACGTCAACGCAATCATGTCAACCGCAGGCGGCCTGCCTGAAGGTTACATGGTCAACGACTACCTCACCAATGCTCGTGCGTGGTTCCTGCTCACGAACATCGACGGTCTGTCGTACATGGAGCGCATCAAGTTTGAAACCGACCTTCAAGTCGATTTCACTACAGATAACCTCCTCGTCAAGGGCTACGAGCGCTACAGCTTCGGCTACTACAATTGGAGGAGTATCTACGGCGCGATCCCAACCTAATTGATTTTGTTAGGTTTTTAAGAGGATCACCCGTTACTCTTTACAAAATTATCCCTCCCAGTATAAAGTTCATCTTTAGCACTGGGGGGGGTACATGAAAGGCAAAACTAGGGACCGCAGTTTAACTCACGAACAAGTCTTGGCAGCATTGGACTACAATCCGGCCACTGGCGTGTTTGTTTGGAAAACCAGTCCAGCGAAAAATGTAAAAGTTGGAACTGTTGCAGGCAGACGTACTGGAAAATACCGTTACGTCAGACTAAACGGCGAAGACTTTACAACGGCGCGCTTGGCTTGGTTTTATATGACTGCGTCTTGGCCTGACCGAAGAGTGCGTTACAAAAATGGGCAGTCTGATGATTGTCGTTTTGACAACTTAACTCTTTTTAATGGCCTAGCTGGTGAATTTGACCATAAGACGCGAGAAGGCCGCAGGGCTTATCAAAATGCTTATCGTGCAATGACACCCGTCCAGCAAAAGGCGCGAGCCTTGCGCGATAGTTTTAATCTTTCGCTTGATGAATACAGCAAGATGCTTGAGGCCCAAGAAGGCAAGTGCGCAATCTGTAATCAGCCAGAGACGCACAAGCGGAACGGAAAGTCTAAAGCGTTGGCCGTCGATCATAACCATAAAACTGGTGCAATTCGCGGCTTGTTGTGTTTTGATTGCAATACAGCGATTGGGAAGCTCAAGGATGACCCTGAAATCATTCGGAAGGCTGCTCAGTATCTGGACTTTCATCTAGGTTCACAAGCATACAGACCGACCTAGCGGACGCTGCACAAGACTGTATGCTAACTCGTGCAGGAGGCTCACATGAGCATCACCACATTCACTGGCCCCGTAAAGGCTGGCAATGTTCTCAACACGACGGGCACAACTGTCGGCTCGTTGAAGAATGTTGGCTTCGTTGAGATGTCGCAGCAGGTTGCTGTCACGCAGTCTGCTACCGCCGCCGCAACGACCATTGTTATTCCGGCAAACAGCACAATCGTCGCGATTGATTTGTTTGTCACGACTGTTTGGTCAAGCGCGACTACCACCTACACCGTCAGCCTTGGAACTTCCGCAACTGCCACTGAGCTTGTTGCTGCAACCAATGCCAACGCAATTGGCCGTCTTGCCTTGAGCCCCGGAACTGATGCAACTCGCACAGGTCTTTGGGTGAACGTCGGAACTTCTGACGTTCAGATCTACGTCCTGTCTGGCGCTCCAAGCACCACGGCTGGCGCTGGTACTTTGGTTGTTCGTTATATCCAAGCTGCAAACGCTTAATAGGAGGTTCGCATGAAAGGTAA